GTGAGAAGCTGCCTGTCTCTAAAGGAGCAGGGCTGACTGCCAAGGGGCGAGCCAAGTACAACGCTGCTACTGGCAGCAACCTCAAGGCTCCGGCTCCTAATCCAAAGACCAAGGCAGACGCAGGCCGCAAGAAGTCCTTCTGCGCTCGTATGAGCGGGATGCCCGGTCCTATGAAGGACGAAAAGGGACGGCCTACACGTAAAGCTGCATCACTCAAACGCTGGAACTGCAAATGAAAGACGGACTTTACAAGAACATCCATCAGAAACGCGAACGCATCGAGGCTGGATCGAAGGAGCGGATGCGCAAGCCTGGTTCCAAGGGAGCGCCAACTGCTGCTGCATTTAAGGCTTCTGCCAAGACCGCGAAGAAGAAGTAATGCAAGTCCCAATCCTCAACGGCATCTACACAGACACTGCTGGGGATTTCCGCGTGGAATATCCACGCAACATGGTGCCTGTCATCCTCAAGTCAGGCATCTCTGATGGTTACTTCCGCCCTGCTGACGGGATCGTAAGCCTAGGCACTGGCCCCGGGATCGACCGTGGAGGCATCGAGTGGCAAGGGCTGCTGTACCGCGTGATGGGCACAAAGCTGGTGTCTATCTCCAGCCTGAATGTTGTGACGGTCATAGGTGATGTAGGTGGCACAGGACAGGTCACCTTTGACTACTCCTTTGACTACTTGGCCGTCGCCTCAGGCGGGAACCTGTTCCTGTATCGGCCAAGCACAGGGCTGCAACAGGTCACTGACCCTGACCTAGGCACAGTTGTCGATGTCGTCTGGGTGGACGGGTACTTTATGACGACAGACGGAGAGTTCTTGATCGTCACAGAACTCAATGACCCCTTCTCAGTCAACCCGCTCAAGTATGGGTCTGCTGAAGCCGATCCTGACCCGATTGTGGCCCTGCTGAAGGTCCGCAACGAGGTCTACGCGCTCAACCGGCACACCATCGAAGTCTTCGACAACGTGGGAGGCTCTTTGTTCCCGTTTCAACGGGTAGAAGGAGCCCAGGTGCAGCGTGGAGCCATCGGCACTCATGCCTGTTGCAACTTCATGGAGTCCATTGCGTTCATCGGTGGAGGACGTAACGAGGCTCCTGCTGTCTGGCTCATTAGTGGCAGTAACGCTCAAAAGATCTCCACTCGGGAGATTGACTTGATCCTCGAAGAGTTCACTGAGACGCAACTCTCCAACGTGCTCGTCGAGTCCCGGGTAGACAAGGGCTACAGGCACCTTTACATCCACCTTCCCAACCGGACTCTCGTGTTTGACGCAGAGGCCACTACAAAGGCCGGGATGCCCGTCTGGTTCACGTTGACGAGCAGTCTTGTTGGTAACTCTCTGTACAGGGCAAGAAATCTGGTGTGGGTGTACAATAAGTGGGTGGTTGGCGATCCTTCCAGCGTCTCCTTTGGCTACCTGTCTGACTCGCTCTCGTCCCACTGGGGAGTCCTCAACGGCTGGGAGTTTGCGACGATCATTCTCTATAACGAAAGCCGGGGCCTAATCTTTCACGAGATGGAACTGATTGCACTCACCGGCAATGCCATCTTTGGCACTGACCCAAGTATATTCACTTCGTACACTGAGGACGGGTTGACTTACAGCCAGGAGCGAGTGTGCAAGGCCGGCGTGACTGGTGTGCGTGGCAAGAGGCTCTCGTGGCTTCAGCAGGGACGCATGAGGCAGTGGAGGGCACAGAAGTTCAGGGGAACCAGTGACGCACAGCTTTCTGTGGCGAGACTTGAGGCAAGGATTGAACCGCTTGCGGTATGATCGAGGGACCGTACAAGATCACTCGTAATGAGCTGGCCCAGTTCCTGCCCTCTCAACGGGCGATCCGGGCTTTTGAGCAGCTTTTCGAGCTTATCCCATCCAGTCTGAACGACAGCACTGAGATCGTTCAGGAAGTCTCAATCAACGCACAGAATGCCGATTCTAAGGCTGTTCAGGCACTGTCCGCTATATCGAGGCTTGCTGACGCTGTAGAGCTTCTGGCACTGGCTCCAAACAGCATCCCTGCATTCCCTGAGACTGACATTGCGCCTCCTGTCGCTGTGGTGAATCAGCAGCCTGACATTCTGCCTCCTGTTATCAACGAGGTGAGGCGTAAACGCTACGGAGTGTTTCACAGCACCCAGCTCCAGACTGCCACTGTCATCAACACGGCGTATCCCATGACGCTGAATGCGACAGACATCTCGTTCGGCGTGTACATCGGCACTCCCAACAGCCGGGTGTACATTGATACTGAAGGCTTTTACAACTTTCAGTTTTCAGCACAACTCGACAAACTGTCTGGAGGTGTGGGGGCTGTCTTTATTTGGCCTAGAATCAACGGCGTTGACATTCCAGACAGTGCGACTAAAGTTCGAATCCAAGGCAACGACGCAGAGACAGTTGCCGCGTGGAACTTTGTGCTGTCAGTAAACGCTGGAGACTACTTCGAGCTTGTCTGGAGCACAGATGACCTGAATTGCCAGATATTTGCCTCGGCAGCAAGTCCTCCGGTCCCAGCGATTCCTTCGCTGATCCTCACTGTTACCGACAACATCTCTTAATTATGGCAGTCACCGTCAAAAACATCATTCCACCGAAACAGGCTGAGAACACTCAGACTGCCCAGTACACGGCTACGAACTGTAAGACGATCATCGACAAGTTCACGGTGACGAATACTAACACGGCTAACGTGACGTTCTCGGCCAACCTGATCGCTTCTGGTGGTTCTGCTGGCAACTCCAATCTGATCGTCAAAACTCGCTCGATTGTCCCTGGGGAGACTTACCTGTGTCCTGAACTGGTTGGGCAGGTTCTCGAAGCCGGCGGATTCATCTCAACTCTGGCAGGCACTGCTACTGCGCTCACCATTACTGCTTCTGGGAGGGAGATCACCTAACATGGTTGCAGTTGCATCAGGACAGGTGGAATTTCAGCGCGAACGATTTACAAAAGAGTTCGAGGCTGAAGTTTTGCCCCTTGGAGAGATGCATAACAGGGAGATTGGAGGAGTGATTGCAGATGTTAGGATTCGAGTTCCAAGAGAGATGTATGAGAGCTTGGACTCAAATGACATGCTGCGCCTTTACACGCTCAGACAGAATGGAGTGCTTAAAGGGTACAATATTTTTGCTGTTATTGTTCACCCAGAGTACGGGAAGCCTACAGCTCAACATGACGTGATGTTTTTGCATCCAGACGTAAGGAGCGGATTCAATGCCTCCAGATTCTTGAGATGGTGCGACGAGCAGTTGAAGGAAGATGGGGTTTTGTTTGTCACGCAGCATGTGACAGCCTCCAAAGATTTTAGCCCGCTTCTCAAGAGAATTGGATACCAGCATTCTGAAACGGTTTACATCAAACGACTAAACTAGTATGGCAATCGGAACTACTGCTGCAATTTTGGGTGGAACTGCTTTGTTGGGCGCTGGAGCTTCTGTATACAGTGCGAATAAAGGCGCATCTGCTGCCAAGTCCGCTGCATCAACACAAGCAGCTTCTCAAGGACAAGCAATTGACGAACAACGGAGGCAATTTGATGCCATTCGTGAGCTTCTTTCTCCGTACATTCAGGCTGGAAAGCCTGACCTGACTCAGCCCTACATTGGAGCCGGTCCCGGGGCACTCCAAGCCATGCAGGGGCTCGCTGGCTTGCGTGGAGCAGGAGAACAGCAGGCTGCTATCAACCAGATTCAGCAGGGAGCACAGTTTCAAGAACTGGCCCGACAAGGCGAGCAAGGCATTCTTCAAAACGCTGCTGCCACTGGTGGGCTTCGAGGTGGCAACGTACAGGCTGCACTAGCTCAGTTTCGTCCTGCTTTGCTCAACCAACTCATCGAGTCTCAGTACGGCAAGTTGGCCGGCTTGACCTCGTTGGGTTCGACCTCTGCTGAGAACCTATTGCGCCTTGGTCAGGCATCAGCAGCCGGGACAGCGGCAGCAGGACAGCAGTCTGCTCAGAACATTGGCAACCTGATGGTGGGACAAGGACAGGCTCAGGCTGCTGGGCAGATTGGAGCAGCTAACGCATTTGCACAGGGCGTTGGAGGTATTACCGGCGCTATTGGAGGAGGAGTCCAGAACTACATGCTGTCCCAAGCACTGAATAGGCCAAGCATTACATCCGGACTTGGGACTGGTGGGTTCTATGGCGACTATGCTGCGGCACAGCAGGCCTATGGACCTGGTGTCAATGTCCAATACCAAGCTCCAATTGGACCCGGAGCGCCTGGAGGCTTTTACGGAACACCTGCTTAACATTTTATGGCCGGACCCTACGATTACTCTATCAATATCCCTCAGCCTCCGGCTCAGAACTTCCTTCAGAGTCTGACTGGGATCATGCAGCTTCGCCAGATGCAGGAGCAGAGTGCTCTCCAGCAGCAACAGGCTGCAATCGCACAGCAGAATGCGGCTTTCCAGCAGCAGATGCAGCCTCTTCAGCTTGAAGCAGAGCGGGCTAGGATCGGACAGATTGGACAGGCCACAGCAACCTCTGCTGAGGCACTGCGTCAGGGAAGGCTTACATTTGAGCAAGCACAGGCAGAACGCTCTCTAAAAACAAAGTATCAAAACGATGTTCTTGAGCTTTCTAAGAATCCTGAAGCATGGACTCCTGAAAAGCTAAAAAGTTTATCAATGCAGGCATCCGTATTGGACCCACAATCCTTTGCGGCAATGAACAGAATGTTTGCAGAGCTTCCAAGAGTTGGATCTACACTTAGCAACGCTGCTTCTGAGGTGATGCTTTCAGTTCAAGCTGGCAAGCCAGAGATAGCATCTGCCTCTTTGGACAAGTACATTTCAGCAGCAAATGCTTCTCTTGAAAGCAACCCAAATGACAAGTCTGCTCAGGCATCACTTGCTTTTTTACAGTCTGCCAAAACAACGCTTGACCAAGACCCAGCAGCAGCCGCTCTAAGTGCGTCTAATTTTTTGTTCAATACTGACCCTCAGAAGTGGGATGCGGTATCAAAGGCCATGAAGGGGGCAGGAGAACTTGCTGAGACAGAGGCAAAGACTAAAAAGGAACTCGTATTAGCTACTGCAACAAAACAAGAAAAGCAAGTAGACGAAGAAAAGCGCACTCTTGAGCTTGAGAAGATGCGCTTGCAGAACAGGGAACTAGAACAGAAGTTGCAACCCGGTGCGGCTCCTGTTTCTGAAAAACAACTAGCAGACATCAATGCTCTTACAGACGAGGCTGCAAACGCCAGGATCACTGTTGGTGGATTGACCAATGCTGTTGACTCATTGCTTAATTTTGCAGAGCAAAAGCCAAAAGAATTTAAGACTGGAATTGAAGCTGCTGGTCAACAGTTTAAGTCTTTTATTACTGGAGAAACTACAGAAGCTCAAAATTTGCGAGCCACAATTCAGCCGTTTGCAACAAAAGAGTGGATTGCAAAGGCATCTGGCCTAAAGGGATCTCTGTCTGAGAAGGAAGGCGCACGTCTTGATAAAGGTGCCCCTGACGTAATGAAGGCTGGAGCAGGAGAGCTTTTGAACTGGATGCGACTTGTTCAGAAAATCGAACTGCTTGACGCTGATAGAAAAGAGCTTTCAGCAGCATGGCAAGCGAATGCCAGATCTCTACAGTCAAAAGCTCCTACTGCTTTTGAGGTCGCAAATGTTTCTGTAAAGCCCGGAGACAGCTATCAGCAAACACTTACAAAGATGGTTGCTAGGTATAAAAAGAAAAACGACGAAGAAATTCAGGCTGACGCTGTTAGGCTCAAAAGGATTCAGGAAGCAGAAAAACTTGGAAGAACTCCTATTCCTAATATGTACAATCTGGGAGGCGCTCCGCAACAGCAACAGCCTGCTTACGTTCCTCCTTCTGGCGTAATAATTAAGAGCAGAAAATAATATGCCTGAATTTACGCTAGACGTTTACGGCAAGGAGTATGTAATTGAGGCTCCAGACGAAAAGTCTGCTGTCGACGCTGCCTTGGGCGATTACATGGCAAGTTTTGGAGAACCTCCTACTGCCGGCGCTCAAATGCCAGTCGAGCGTCCAGACATGCTGGTGACGCCACTTGAGTTTGCTGGCCGTCCTCCTCAAGAGGTTGGCGCAACTCTCGACAACACTCCTCCTCCAAAGGAACTGGCTGCTGACATCCTAAAGGCTGTCTCTCCTCAGGCAGAAAGCATCACTCAGTCTGAGGTCGATGCGATCTATGGCACGATGTCTCGCAATCCCTCGATCAGGGACTACTTCAACCAGCAGGTCGCTGCCGGCAACATCAATCCTACCACTCAGTTTGACGCTGAACGCACTCCTGTTCTTGCTGGCTT